CAGCAAGACTCAATCGGGAAGGCAACGGATGCGAGCCATGAGGCGCCCGCCGCGGAGGAGCATATCACGCTCTCGCAGGCGGCAAAGCTCGCCCCGGGGCGACCTTCGCCGAACTGCGTGTGGCGGTGGTGCCGCGAGGGCGTGAAGGCGGCCTCGGGCCAGCGCGTGCGGCTCAAGCACGTGCGGTTCGGCTCTCGCATCTACACGACGCGCCAGTGGCTGACCGCCTTCGGCCTCGCACTCGCCGAGGCGGACGCCGCTCACTTCGAGCGGGACGAGCGACCAACGGATGTCGACGAGCGCCGCGCCTCGCCTTGCGCCGCGAAGCGGTCGCGCCGCAACTCGCCTGACGAGGCCCGGCGTCGCCACATCCAGGCGGAGCGAGAACTCGAGGAGGCGGGCCTGTGAACACCACGTTCCCGCGAGCGACGGGGCCGCCGCTAGTCCGTCTCGGCCAAGGCGACTTCGTCCGCGACATCTTCCCACACGACCTTGAACCCACAGGAGAACCCATGACCACGACCAGCCTGATGAACCAGATCAACAAGGGCCGCAGGCCCAAGCCCCGGCGCGTGATGTTGTACGGCACGCACGGCATCGGCAAGAGCACGTTCGGCGCGATGGCCGAGAAGCCGATCTTCATCCCGACCGAGGACGGCCTGGGCGACATCGAGTGCGAGTCGTTCCCGCTGGCCCGCTCGCTCGGCGACGTGATGGCCGCGCTGGAGTCCCTATACTCCGGTGAGCACGGGTATAGGACCGTCGTCATCGATTCGCTCGATTGGCTCGAGCGGCTGATCTGGAACGAGGTCTGCGAGGACGAGCAGGCGCCCAGCATCGAGAAGATCGGGTACGCGAAGGGGTACGCCTTCGCCATCGACAAGTGGCGGACAGTGCTCGGTGCGCTGGACGCCCTCCGCAGCGATCGCGGCATGACGGTCATCGTCATCGCCCACGCCAAGATCGAGAAGTTCGAGAACCCCGAGACGGTGCCGTACGACCGGTACTCGCCGCGCTTGCACAAGCTCGCCTCTGCGCTGGTGCAGGAGTGGGCCGACGAGGTGCTCTTCGCCACCTACAAGGTGCTCACGGTCAAGGTCGACGAGGGGTTCAACAAGGCCAAGCACAACGGCGTCGGCACCGGCGAGCGCATCGTCCGCACCGTCGAGCGGCCGGCGCACGTCGCCAAGAATCGGTTGAACCTGCCCGAAGAGCTGCCTCTGGACTACCGCGTCTTCGCGGAGCATGTCGCCGGCGCTCGCGGCGACTCTGCCCACATCACCCCGAACCCCAACACCGCGCCCACCACGGGCGAGGCCGTCACTCCGTCATCCGCCAACTGAAAGGAATCTGACCCATGGCAAACCTGAACAACTTCGACGCGAACAACGTGGACCCGTCCGTCGCCCTCGACCCGATCCCCGCGGGCAAGTACATCGCCGTCATCACCGAGACGGAGATGAAGCCCACGAAGGCCGGCGGCGGGAAGTACCTCCAGCTGACCTTCCAGATCATCGACGGCGAGCACAAGGGCCGCCTGGTCTGGGCGCGGCTCAACCTGGAAAACAAGAGCGAGATGACGGTCAAGATTGCCCGGGGCGAGTTGTCGGCGATCTGCCGCGCCGTCGGGGTCATGGCCCCGAAGGACTCCATCGAGTTGCACGGCGTTCCCATCGAGATCAACGTCGGGCTGAAGCGGCGTGACGACACGGGCGAGCTCAGCAACGTCGTCAAGGGCTACTCCAAAAAGGGCGGCATGGCGACTGCGCCTCGCGCCCCGGCAGGTGCGGCCCCGGGGACCACGCCGCCGTGGAAGAGGTGATGCAAAGTCGGGGCATGGCTTGGCTGGGCAGGGATCGGCAAGGCGAGGCTCGGTTCGGTAGGGCGTGGCAGGGCCCGGCATGGTTCGGCATGGACCCACCCGCCCCGGGCTTCACCGCCCGGGGCGGGAATTAGAAGGAGATCACGGTGAGCACAGCAACGGCAATCGGACCGGTCACCAACGGCGGCAAGAGCACGATCGACGCAAGCATCCCCTACCGCGTGGAGTTCACCATCCGGGGCGATGCCGACCTCCTGTTCCACCGCTGGAACTGCGAGGCCGTCGAGGCCAAGGCGCGTTCGGCCAAAGGATCGGCGGCCAAGAGGTCCGACGACGTTGAGTCCTACGTGTACCGCGACGACGAGGGCACTCTGTGCCTCCCCGGTGAGTACGTCCGCCAGGCGGTGATCGCGGCGGCGAAGTTCCGGCAGGACCCGCGCTCGCCGCGCAAGAGCGCGCAGGACCTGGTGAAGGCGGCGGTGGTGAGCCTGACGCCACTGGCCAGCCTCGGCACGGGGTCTTGGGACTACGAGCACAAGTGCCGGGTTCAGATTCAGCGCAACGGCGTCACGCGCGTGCGCCCCGCGATGAAGGCGGGGTGGTCGGCGGCGTTCACGTTTATGGTCAATCTGCCGGAGTATGTCGCGCCGGAGATGCTGCACGGGCTGCTCACCGACGCCGGTCGCCTGGTGGGGCTGGCGGACTTTCGCCCGACGTACGGCCGGTTCCGCGTGACCCGGTTTGAGGTGTTGGACGACTAATGGCGCGCCATGGCGCGGCATGGATTGGCAAGCCTCGGCGGGGCACGGCGAGGTAGGGCCGGGCGAGGACTGGCATGGCAAGGCGTGTTGTGAATCCGCCGCTGCGAGAGATCGCCGCGGCGGGATTGATGGAACCGATCGATCAACCTGAACTGAGCGAGTCGCAGCGCCGTGCGGCGGGCAGGTGCTTGTCGCTGCGGCTGCCCTACCCCCCCAGCGTCAACCACATCTGGCGGCGCGTGGGGCCGAGGACCGTCATCAGCCGCGAGGGCCGGCGCTACCGCACGGACGTGTGCGCCGCCCTCGCGGCGATGCGCGTGGCGCGGATGGACGGGCGGCTGGCGGTGCGCGTCACCGTCTGCCCGCCTGACAACCGCCGGCGCGACTTGGACAACGTGCAGAAGGCGCTGCTCGACGCGCTCGCCAAGGGCGGCGCGTACGGCGATGACTCGCAGATCGATCGGCTGGAAGTTGATCGCGGACCGGTCGTGTCGGGCGGCATGGTCGAGGTGCAGGTCAGGGAGATCGCGCCATGACCGTTCCATGCCCCGCGTGCGGCAGCACACTCGATCGGAAGGGCTTCTGCTGCGAGGGGTGCCACGCCGCGTACATGGCCATCCAGCACTCCCGCTGGAGCCGGCCCGCGACGGGATTGATGCGGCCCGAGCGCATCGGCCCCGGCGGGCCGTGGACCGGCATGGTGCCGTCGCGCCCGTGCCGACCGGACAGGTGCTGGCAGACGGACGAGCAGGTCGGTGGGTGGGCCAACTGCGTGCGGGCGTATGAGGAGATCGGGAGCTGATGGAGCTGCGCCCATATCAATCCGAAGCCGTCGCCGCGGTGTATGAGCACCTGCGGACCCGCGACGACAACCCCTGCGTGGTCATCCCGACCGGCGGGGGCAAGACGCCCGTCATCGCCACGATCTGCCGCGACGCGGTCGGGCCCTGGAACGGGCGGGTGGTCATCCTGGCCCACGTCAAGGAGCTCCTCGAGCAGGCGGCGGACAAACTCCGGCACATCGCTCCGGACGTGCCCGTGGGCATCTACTCGGCAGGGCTCAAGCGCAAAGACCTCGGGTACGCCGTGACGATCGCGGGCATCCAGTCCATCTACCAGCGGGCGTGCGACCTGGGGCCGGTGGACCTGCTCATTGTGGACGAGGCCCACCTGATCCCGCCCGACGGCGAGGGGATGTATCGGCAGTTCATCGCCGACGCCAAGGTGGTGAACCCGCTGGTGCGGGTGATCGGGCTGACGGCGACGCCGTTCCGCATGAAGTCCGGCCCGATCTGCGCCCCGCCCCCCCACAACATCCTCAACCACGTCTGCTTCGAGGTGGGGGTGCGCGAGCTGATCGTGCAGGGCTTCCTCTCCCCACTGCGGACCAAGGCGGGGCTCCAGAAGGTAAGCACCGACGACCTGCACGTCCGCGCCGGCGAGTTCGTCGCCAGCGAGGTCGAGGACCTCATGGACAAGGATGCGCTGGTCGAGGGCGCGTGCGCCGAGATCATCGAGCACACCCGCCCCCCACACGACCGCGCGGCAACGCTGATCTTCTCGTCGGGTATTCGGCATGGGCAACACATCGTCGAGGTCTTGAAGTCCAAGCACGGTGTCGAGTGCGGGTTCGTGTCGGGGGATACGCCCGCAGGCGTGCGCAGCGCCATTCTCGACCGCTTCCGCTCCGGGGCGCTCAAGTACCTCTGCAACGTCAACGTGTTGACGACCGGTTTCGATGCGCCGCACATCGACTGCGTGGCTCTCGTGAGGCCGACGATGTCGCCCGGCCTGTATTACCAGATGGTCGGGCGCGGCTTCCGGCTTCA